CAGCCTGCACGGCGGCTACTCGCAGAACAACGGCGGAAACAACAGCCTCGACAACGTGGCGACGCTGCGTGGACCCTTCTTAGCTGGGGCAAGCACGCTCACCGGGCGTACACAGCTGTGGCCGCTGTGGTGCCTCGGGCGGCGGCCCTCCAATCTCGCCAGCCCGCTGGGCTACCCCCCGGATATGCGGTTCATCCGACTGGACTACTACAACCCCAAGGATGTGCTGACGCTCGGCGCCGACGAGTGGAAAGTGTTCCCCGTCATCCGCAAGAACGGCGTACAAGGCGAGCCCAACAGCGGCCTCTACGGCTACGCCTACCGCATCAACGACTGACGCGATGGCGAGCCCCTACAGCCCCCTGATAACGGACGCGGCGCCAGGGTACTACCCGCCACCGGCCGGACTTACCGAGGGCGGCCCGCCGCATGCGGCGATTCTCGCACTCGAGGGCGTCGCCGCGGGGGTGTGGCAGAACACTGGCACCGTGGATGCGCCCCAGGGGCACACGGCCCTCATCGGCACCCTGCAGCCGCTCTACGGTGGCGACCTGTTCGACCGGCTGCACTACAGCGCCCTGCACTTCGCGCTCGGCAACATCGTGGGCGACCAGGAGCGCAGCATCGTGGTGTGGAACACCTACTACCGCGCCGTGGTGCTCGAGGGGCTCGAGCTGGCCAACGCCGAGGGCATCAACGTGTCGGGCCTCGCGCCCGGCACGGCCCACCCGCCGCTCGCCGAGGTCAACTACTCGCTGCGCATCAGCACCGACGGCCCGCCGACCATCGATGCCACGCTCACCTGGCACTACGCCGGCGAGGCGCCCGTGGTGGCGACCATCACCGGCTCGCGCGTCACCGCCTGGTCCTGGCTGCCCGACTGGTCGCGCTCCCTGGTCGAGCGCCTCGAGTGGAAAACCGACGTCCTCACGCGCAACGACGGCAGCGAGCAGCGCATCGGCCTGCGCCTCGGCGCCCGCCGGTCCTACGAGTTCACCGCGGCCGCCGAGGGCCCCGCGCGGCGCTTCCTCGAGGCCGCGCTGTGGGGCTGGGGCTCGCGCACCTGGGCGCTGCCGCTGTTCCACGATACCGGCTACCTCGAGGCCGCCCTGCCCGCCGGATCCTCGGCCATCGTGGTGGATACCGTCACGCGCGATTTCCACGACGGCGGCCTGGCCGTGCTGCTGGGCGAAGGCCCGCGCGACTATGAGGTGGTGGAAATCGCCGACGTGGGCACGGCCCAGCTCACGCTCGCGCGCCCGACCGTGCGTGCCTGGAAGGCCGGCGACCGCATCATCCCCGCCCGCACCGCGCGCCTGGCTGACACCGTGAAGCTGCCGCGCTTCACCGGCGAGGCCACCAGCCCCACCCTGCTGCGCTTTGAGCTGCAGGAGCCGTGGGACGGCGTGCCGGCCACCGGCCCGCTCTACCGCGGCGACCTGGTGCTGGAACGCCCGCCCAACTGGTCCCGCGGCTTGGGCCTGGACCTGCAGCGCACGCTCGCCGAGCTCGACGCGACCACGGGGCCGGTCGCGCGCGAGGATATGACCGGCATGCCCACGCCGGCGCAGACGCACGGCTGGCTGCTCGACGGGCGTTGGGCCATCGCCGAGCACCGCCAGCGCCTCGCCGCGCTGCGCGGCCGCCAGGGCGCCATCTGGGTGCCCACCTGGACGCAGGACCTCACCCTGGCCGCCACCGTGGCCGAGGATGCGTTCGCGCTGCCGGTCGAGTGGCTGGGCTACACGCTGTTCCTCGCCGGCGACCCCGGGCGGCGCGATATCCGCATTGCGCTGCGCGACGGGACGGTGCTGTACCGCCGGATCGTGGGCGCGACCGAAACGGACGCGGCGACCGAGCAGCTCAACATTGACGCGCCGCTCGGCCTCGAGGTGCACCCGCAGGACGTGGACGCCATCAGCTTCATGACGCTGTGCCGGCAGCAGGCCGACGCGGCCGAGCTCGCCTACTGGACCGCCGACGCGGCCGAGAGCAGCACCACCTGGACGGGGCTCACCCATGACGTATGACGCCCGCGAGCGCAGCGACGACCGGGCGCGCCCGGTCGAGCTCTACACCTTCAACCGCGACTACCTCGCGTGGACCTTCACCAGCGCCGACCGCGACGTGGTGGTGGACACGGTGACCTATCGGAGCGCGACGCTGCGCCGCTCGGCCATCGAGCAGGGCAGCGAGATGAACCGCAGCGCGCTCAAGCTCACCGTGCCGCGCTCTTTCCCCATCGCCGAGCTCTACCGCGTGGCGCCGCCCTCGGATGCGGTGACGCTGATCCTGCGCCGGATGCACGACGGCGACGGCGAGCTGGCCACCATCTGGACCGGCCGCGTGGTCAACGTCGCCTGGTCCAACGACGGCACCCAGGCCACCATCACCTGCGAGCCCGTGTTCACCAGCCTGCGCCGCAACGGCCTGCGCCGCACCTACGGCCGCATGTGCCCGCACGTGCTCTACGGCCCCGGCTGCCGCGCGAACCGCGAGGCCTTCCGCGTGGACGGCCAGGTGGTGGGTATGCAGGCCTCCCTCATCACTGCAGCGGCCTGGGCCGCCTACCCGGCCGGCTACTTCGACGGCGGATACATCGAGTGGGAGGTGGCCACCGGAATCTTTGAGCGCCGGTTCATCGTGTCGCACGTCGCGGCCGACCTGGTGCTGGCCAACCGGCCGGTGGGCCTGGCCATGGGCGCAGTGGTGCGCGCCTACCCGGGCTGCGAGCATACGCTGGCCGCCTGCAACGACAAGTTCCAGAACATCCTCAACTACGGCGGCACGCCCTTCATCCCGCAGAAAAACCCGTTCGGGGGCGACCCCATCTACTGACCGATGACCCAGCCCGTCACCATCGCCGCGCGCACGCTCGAGCTCCTGTCCCGCCCGGGGCTTCGGGTGCTGCCATTGCTGCCCGCGCTGGTGCTGGGCGCGCTCGGGTGGGCGCTCGACCGCTGGCTGGGCGCACCCGCAACCGGGGCGGCGCTGGCCATCATCAACATATGGGTGGCGCTCGCCGTCATGGTGGTGAGCGCGATCCTGTCCTACGCGCTCGCGCCCAAGGCACCGCAGCCGCCCAAGCCGACGCTCGAGGACTTCGACTTCCCGACGGCCGAGGAGAACCGGCCGGTGCCGGTGGTGTTCGGCGAGGTGTGGATTACCGGGCCCAACATGCTGTGGTACGGCGACCTCGACACGACGCCCATCAAGGTGAAGGGCGGCAAGAAATGACCGAGCCCCGCGTGACCATGCGCCATATCCGCGAGGAACACCTGTGCGCCTCGGGGGCGCGTTTTTTCTTCAACCGCTACGGCCTGGACTGGTCGCGGTTCCTGCGCGAGGGCATCCCGGCCGATGAGCTCGAGGCGACCGGCGACGCGCTGGTGGCCGGCGTAGTCGCGCGCGCACGCGAGGAGGCGGCACGTGGGCGGGAGTAAAAAGCAGACCGTCGGTTACCGCTACTACATGGGCCTGCATTTCGGCCTGTGCCACGGGCCAGTGGACGCGCTGCTGGAAATCCGCGGCGGCGACCGCGTGGCCTGGGACGGATCCGAGCAGGTTGTAACGGCGCGCATCCTCGAGTCCATCGGGCTCGATATGGTCATTCCCGTGGACCGCGAGCCCGCAACGGGGCCGATTACCGCCTCCCAGCGCATCAAGATCCTGGCGCCCGAGCTGTGGGGTGGCGAGAAAAAGGAAGGCGGCATCGTCGGCGAGCTCGACGTGATGATGGGCGAGCCGACCCAGCAGCCCAACGACTACCTGGCAAGCCAGATCGACGCCCCTATGCCGGCCTTCCGGGGCCTGCTCACCCTGGTGTTTCGCAAGGGCATGGTGGGGGCGATGAACCCCTACCCGAAGCCGTGGAAGTTCCGGGTTCGGCGCATCAGGAAAGGGTGGCACGGCGGCGACGGCACCGCCTGGTATCCCGAGAAAGCGGAAATCGACCTCATCGGCGCGCGGGCGATGAATCCCGCGCACATCGCCTACGAATGCCTCACCAACCCGGTGTGGGGCATGGGCTACCCGGCGGGCGTGCTCGATGATGCGAGCTTCCGCGCGGCCGCGGACGTGTTTCACGCCGAGGGCCTGGGGCTGTGCATGCAATGGGTGCGCGCCGACTCCATCGAGGGCTTCGTGCAGGACGTGATGAACCACGCCGGCGCGGTGCTCGCGCAGGATCCGCGCACCGGCCTGTTCCGGCTGCTGCCGATCCGCGGCGGCTATGACGTCGCCACGCTGCCCGAGTTCCGGCGCGGGCTGAACGTGCTCTCGGTGGAATCCTTCGAACGCGCCGCCATCACCGAAACCGTCAACGAGATGGTGGTGAGCTACACCGACGTGAGCACCGGAAAGGACGGATCGGTGACCGTGCAGCAGCTGGCGAACATTCACGCCCAGGGCGGCGTCGTGTCCCAGCCGGTGCACTACAAGGGCCTCCCGACCGCTGGGCTGGCCAAGCGCGTGGGCCTGCGCGACCTCATGGCGCGCAGCCAGCCGCTGTGCAAGGTGCGCCTGCAGGTGGACCGCAGCGCCTACGGCGTCCTGCCGGGCCAGGTGGTGCGCTGGTCGGACGCGAAGCTCGGCATCGCCGATATGCCGATGCGCGTGCTGCAGGTCAACTACGGCACGCTCACCGCTGGCGCCATCACGCTCGACCTGGCCGAGGACGTCTACGGCCTTCCGGCGACCAGCTACCTGGGGCAGCAGCCAAGCGGGTGGGAGGAGCCGCCGGTGGAGCCGCTGCCGGCGCCCGCGGTTGCCGCGCTCGAGCTGCCCTACGTGGCGATCCACCGCGCCGAGGGCGCGAGCGTGGCCAACGCGCTGGATCCAGCCGCCGGGTTCCTGGCGATGGCCGCCGCGCGCCCCCAGGGCGTCAACTACGGGTTCACGCTCTACACCCGCGTGGGATCGGCCGACTATGAGCAGGCCGGAACGGGCGAGTGGACGCCGGGCGGGCCGCTGCTGACCGGCATCGATGCCGACGACACGCTGCTCACGCTCGACCCGCCGCGCGGCCTCAACCAGGTGGACGTGGGCGGCCTGGGCATGCTCGGCACCGGCGCCGACGCCGAGCTGGTGCGCGTGGACGCGGTGAACGTGCCCGGCGGCACGGTGACGGTGGCCCGCGGCGTGGGCGACACCATCGCGCGCGCCTGGCCGCTCGGAACGCGATTCTGGGCGCTCGAGGAGGGCATCGCCGCGAGCGCAACCGAGTTCGCCGATGGTGAGGACGTGGACGCCAAGGCCGTGACCCAGGCCAGCGCCGGCGAGCTCGCGCTCGACTTTGCGCCCACGCGCACGGTGGCGATGGACGCCCGCGCCGCGCGCCCCTACGTTCCGGGGCAGTTCGCCGTGAACGGCGAGGCCTCCCCCGACGGCCTGCACGGCGAGCTCACCGTGACCTGGGCGCACCGCGACCGCGTGCTGCAGGCCGACCAGCTGGTGCCGCAGAGCGCGGCCAGCATCGGCCCCGAGCCCGGCACCACCTATACGCTGCGCACCTGGCTGGCCACCGTTATGGTGGATGAGCAGACGGGCCTCACCGGCACCAGCGCGACCGTGAACCCGGGGGGCAACGGCAACCTGCGCATCGAGCTCGAGGCCGTGCGCGACGGCCTCACCAGCTGGCACAAGCACGTGTGCGAAACCGGCTACACCGTCGGGCCGGTCAACAGGCGCGCGACCGTGAGCGGCGACCGCCGCGTGACGGTCCTCGGATCCGACCGCATCACCCCAGGATGACACCATGGCAGACGTAACGATTGGCGCACTTCCCTCGGCCACCGGCCTGGCGGCCACCGACAAGCTCGAGCTCGAGCAGGGCGCAGCTCCCGGCAACGCGAGCACGCACGCGACGCTCGGGCAGATTGCCGACTTCGTGGCCGATGAAATCGGCGGCGGTGGCGGTGGGGGCAGCTCCGGCGGATACTCCACGATGAACGCGCAGACCGGCGCCGCCTACACGCTGGTGCTGGCCGACGCGGGCGCCCTGGTCACCATGAGCAACGCGGCAGCCAACACCCTGACGGTGCCGCCCAACAGCGCCGTCGCCTTCCCCGACGGCACGCGCGTGGACATCGGCCAGGACGGCGCCGGACAGACTACCGTGGCCGCCGGCTCGGGTGTCACCATCCGCACACCGGAAACGCTCAAGCTGCGAAAGCAGTGGGCGAAGGCGACGCTCATCAAGCGTGGTGCGGATACGTGGGACTTGGAGGGCAACCTGGAGGCGGCCCCGTGATTCCGCTAGGAATCATTGCGGCGGCCGGGCGGGCTACCGGCGGCGAAGGAATTCCGCAGCTGTGGGCTGTGGAGGATATGGCATTCAGCTGGTGGGTTCGCCCCATTGCCTGCCGGCATGGTCGAAACCTTTACATCGGGGGGGTGAGCCGTTCCGGAGAGTATCGAGTCGCGCAGATCGATGGGCAGGGCCAAGTATCCACGGCGACTCTGGCCGTGTTTGAGGGGGATGACCATAACGCCCCGAGCATCACACGACTTGCTAACGGAAAGCTGCTGGCCGTCTATACGCGGCACGCCCAGGACCACCTGGTGCGCTATCGGATCAGCTCCGAACCTGACAGCATCGCCAGCTGGGGGCCGGAGCACGGCATACACAGCAATTGGGTCACTTACTCGCAAGCCTGGGTGGACTCCGGCGGGCGGGTGCACCTTTTCTACCGCACGACTTCGCAGAGCTGGGCTCACCGTTTCAGCGACGACGATGCAGTTACATGGAGCAATGAAAAGCTGTTCATCGCTACAGTAGGCGGTCACCCGTACATCGCCACTATGCCCGACCCCGCCAACCCTGACGTGGTGCGCCTTGCGGTGGCCGCTCACCCCATCAATGCCTCGGACCACAATATCTACTACGCCGAAATTGACTTGGAATCTGGCGACATAGGGCCGCCCGGCGCCGAGGCCGCGACAAACCTGTATGACGCCAGCGCGCCCGTAACCCCTGCAGCCTTCGAAACTGTGTTTGACTCGCCATCACAAGGCGGCGTGCTCACTCGCATGTTAGACCTGGGTGCGGGCGCAGCGCCGCAGATACTGTTCGCTACCTTCACCGGCACCGACGATGCCCAATACCGAGAGGCGCGACGGGGCAATGGTGAGTGGATCATCAGCGATGAAATCGCCCCCGCGGGCCCGCCCATCGAGAACCCTGTGGGCGCGAATTACTACTTCGCCGGCATGGCGGCGACAGCCGACAACGACGAGCTCTATCTGGCGCGGCGTGACAGCTCCACCGCTGACTGGCCGCTTGAGCGTTACCGCAGGGTCGGCGGGGCGTGGGTGCTGGATGAGGTCCTCATGCGCGGGGATTGGCGGCTCTATTCCGAGGTTTTCCGCCCGATGACGCCCTACCAGGCAGGAACCCAAGTGCCGGTAATCGCGCTGCGCGGGAGCTACGAGTATTTCGCAACGACGGCCGGGCACCGCGACCACAACACAGCGGTGGTGCTCCTGCCCGGCGAGGAGCCGCAGTTCATCGAAAGCGTGCTCTATCAGGAATCGTTCGCCGCCCTGACCGTTGGCGCCCCCATCGCTGGCTACAGCGTCCTCACCAAAAGCAGCGGCGCGACTGGCGAGGCCGTCACGACCGAGAGCGGCGGATACTTCGGCGGGAAGTACGGTCGATTCATCCATGGAGGCGCCCCGGCGGTGCTGTGGGGCATTGACGGAGTGAACGCGCAGGACGTGGTGATGCGGAGCGACTTCCGCGCGGTATCGCCGGCCACAAGCGTTCATGGTTTCGTTTGCAGGTGGGCGGACAGCAACAACCGGCTGGAGCTGCTGATTCGATTCGTTACGGCGCCGACCCTGCAGATACGCGAGCGCGTCGGCGGGTCCTATCAGGACGCGAACCAGTCAATCCTTGGAGTCGCCCACGGCGATGCGCTTACGCTCGAGTTTTCCGTTCAGGGCGCATCCGCCGTTGGGCGCGTCTACCAAAACGGGGTGCTGGTCGGAGAGGTGGAGAAGGCATTGACGCGTCCGCCTGCGCCGGGCGCGGCTGGGTTCCACATCGATTCGGGTGCAGCGGGGGCGGCCAGTGTGGAGGTCGAGGTTCAGCGGCTTCTCATCACGGCCCCCTAAAGGAATGGGCCAAATTTGGGCCACGTGGGCCAAATCCGGGGGTAAACTTCGGTGTATCGCGTGACACCGGAACACTGGTAAATCAGTTACTTACCGCGTAACCCGCTGATCCGAAAAGCCCCCTGATCCGACTGTTAATCCGCAGGTCCCTGGTTCGAGTCCAGGTCGGGGAGCCAAAGAATCAAGGGTTTAGCGTAGGTCGAAGGGTTCCGGTGGCGTGTGATGGGCCAATTTTGGGCCACAACCTACCAGGAGCCACGGATGGCTGAAATCAAACGCAGGGGCCCGGGCCAATTCCGGGCCAGAATCCGGCGCACCGGATTCCCCCACCAATCCGCCACCTTCCCCACGCGCGAGCTCGCCGAACGCTGGGCCGCCGGCATCGAGGCGGCCATGCGCGAGGGCCGGTTCACCGGCATGGCCGAGGCCGCTGCTACCACGCTCGACGCCGCGCTGGAACGCTACGGGCGCGAGGTCACCCCGGGCAAGCGCAGCTCGGCCCAGGAGCTGCGCCGCATCGCGCTGCTGCGCGCCCACCCGCTCGCGTCCCGCGCCCTCGATGCCATCCGCGGCGCCGACCTGGCCGACTACCGCGACGCCCGCCTGGCCGGCGTGCCGTTCGAAACCTTCCGCGCGATGCGCACCCGCGGCGAGGATCCCGCCGAGCACCCCGAGGCCCGGCCGGTGAAGGCCAACACGGTGCGGCTCGAGCTGGCCATCCTCGGCCACCTCTACACCATCGCCCGCACCGACTGGGGCATGGAGTCCCTGCCCTCGCCCGTGCGCGCCATGCGCAAGCCCAGCCCCGGCGACGGCCGCGAGCGCCGGCTGCTCGCCGGCGAGGAGAAACGGCTACTGCTGGCCGCCGCGGCCTCCCTGCGCCCGCTCATCGTGCTGGCGCTGGAAACGGCCATGCGCCGCGGCGAGCTCGCCGGCCTGCATTGGGACGGGATCGACCTCGAGCGGCGCCTGGTGCGCCTCACGCTCACGAAAAACGGCGACGCCCGCACGGTGCCGCTGACCCCGCGCGCGGTGGCCGAGCTGCAGGCGATGAAGGCGAAGCCGCAGCGGTGGGAATCGGGCTGGGTGTTCGGGCCGCCCGACCTGGTGGCCCAGCGCATCACCCGCGAGTTTCAGCGGGCCAGGAAGCGCGCCGGCATCGCCGGCCTGACCTTCCATGACCTGCGCCATGAGGCGACCAGCCGGCTGCTTGAGCGCGGCCTGGGCCCGGCCGAGGTGCGAGCCATCACCGGGCACCGCACGCTGGTCATGCTCTCGCGCTACACGCACCTGCACGCCGACAACCTGGTGGACAAGGTGGCGCCGCCGGTGGTGGTGGCGCCTCAACCGCGGCGCGAGGCGCGCGGGCCGGCGCTGGCCAACTTCCGCCGGCGGGGTGTTGCGCAGCGCCAGGCGGCGGGATAGGCTGGGGCCGCCCTACCAAGGCCTGGTGCCGGCAAGCACCCCGCGGTACGGAAGCCCGCGCCAGACTCCCCCTCTGGCGGGGGTTTTCTTTTCAGCGCGCCATGCGCTCGCGGTGCGCGAGCCAGGCATCGACGGTCGCCCGCCGCCAGGCGAGCCGGCGGCCCATCGGGAAGGGCTGGGGAACGGCGCCGCTGCGCCGGTAGACGTGGCCGCGCACGGCGGCCTCGGTGAGCCCGAGCTTGCGGGCGAGGTCGGGAACGTAGAGCACGTCGGACATAGTGAAGCGCCTCCCTGCGCTGGTAGTGCCGGCTTGCCGCCGGCGTGCTCACCACTGCCCAGGTGACGGGGCCTGGCCGCCACCCCGAGGAGGTGACGGGGCGGCGGACACTACGGCCCCTGGGGCGCCTTCAACGCCCGCAGGGTCCGCATGCGCTGCGCGATGCTGCGCAGGTACTCCTCGGCCCGGGCGCGGTGCTCCTCGGGAACGCGCTCGAGCGCCTCGGGCCAGTTCCGGGGCTCGACCCAACGGTGGAGCTCAAGGCCCCACGCGAGGCCGTCCTTGTGCGGTGCCTCACGCGAGGCGGCCGCGACCATCGCCGCGGCGGCTGCCCCGGCGTGGTCCATGGTGTCGGGCTTGCGCGCCACTACGCGAGCCCCTGCGCCTGCAGCTGGTCGGTAGCCACGTGCACAGCCTTGTGGCAGGCCTGGCAGAGCCAGGACACCGCCAGCGGCGCCGAGTAGTCGGCGTGATGCCCGACCACCTGCCGGGTGCTGCCGCAATGCCAGCAGGCGCACGGCTTCACCAGCCGGCCGGAGCGCAGGGCGCGGGCCACGGCGTTGTGGGCGGCCATCCGCTCCGGGTGCTGGCGCCGGTGCTCGCGCAGGTAGCCGGGCGGCTGCCGGTTCCCCCGGGCGCGGTCATGGGCCCGGTAGCGTGCAAGGTTGGCGGCACGGTTCGCCCGCACCGCCGCCTTGTGGCATTCCTTGCATCGGTTGAGGTGCCCGTCCGCCATCCGCTTGTGGCGGTAGAAGCTGGACAGCGGCGCCGACACCCCGCAGGATATGCACACCTTCATAAGTCATTGATCCTAAAAGGGAATATACTCATCCGCGAAGTCGGGGGCATCGTCGGCCTAGATCGGAAGAGGGTCGCGCAGGGGAAGAGTGGAGATCTTGGGGGG